CCCCCCCCTTTTTAAATAAATTGTGTGTTTTTTGTATATATACAATTAGGTCTAAATATACAATTTTTATCTATTAATTTAAGATTATATATCATCTAATTGTATAAATTGTATAAATTGTATAAATTGTATATATTATATATACAAAAAATATACAAAAATATTTAAAAAAATATAAATATATATATAATATAATGGTTAATTATACCTGTTTTAGATGTGGATATGATACCCATATAAAGACCATACTTATTAGGCATTTGGCAAGAAAGAACACATGTGGACTTAAATTATATGATATAGATTTAGTTAAATTTAAACAATATATAGAAAATGGTAATAAATGTGATGAATATTTGCAAAGTATAAACCTTGGTAAAAGTTCGATCAAGGTCGAAGAAATGACAAAAACCGTAAAAGATGTGTCAAATATTGTCAAAGAAACTCCACAATTAGTGTGTGAATATTGTGAAAAGATTTTAAATAATAGACAAAGTAAATGGTATCACTTAAAAATATGTAAGAAAAAGAAAGAAGAAGAACAAGTCAAAGAATCAATGACAGAATTAGTAAAACTATTAAATGAACAATTAAAGGAAAAAAATAAAGAGTTAGAAAAACGTGATAAACAATTAGAAAAACGTGATAAAGAGTTAGAAAAACGTGATAAACAAATAGATGAATTAATAAAGAAAGCGGGAATAAATAATAGTACTATAACAAATAATATTCAGAATAATATTAAATTGCTTGCGTATGAAAATACAGATATTAGTAAATTGACTGATAATGATATATTAAATTGTATGAATCATAGTAATATGTGTGTACCACATTTGATTAAAATGATTCATTTAAATCCAGAAAAGCCAGAAAACCATAATATTTATATATCAAATTTAAAAAATGGTTATATAATGATTTATGATGGTACTAAATGGGATACTAAAAATAGAGAAGAATTAATAGTTGACATGATTGATGATAAACAGGGATTAATTGAAGAGAGGATCGAAATGTGGATAGAGAGAGGGGTAAAATATCCAAAAATTATGAAAAAATTTGAGAGATATTTAGAAAAAAAAGAGAATAATAAAGTTATAAATAAAATAAAAGAAGAAATTAAGTTTATGTTATATAATAATAAATCTCTTATTAAGAATAAATGTAATTCAGTAGTAGATTAAATTGAATATATCTATCTTTAATATTTAATGAATACTTATAAAAATGGATTATAACAAATATGAAGCGATTTTGGAATTCGTTCCAAAAGATGTAGCCATAAGTAATATTAATAATGAAAAACTCAGTATAGCTATCAATAAGTTTATTACATTTCATGAAATTAAAAATGTATTAATTTCATTAAGTGGCGGTGTCGATTCAATGGTTCTCGCTTTTATTATCAAATATTTTGAAGGAATAAACCTATATTGTTGTCACATAAATTATAATAATAGAAGTGAAAGTTGTGATGAACGTGATTTTCTAATTGATTGGTGTCAAATAAATAATATTCATCTAGATGTTAAGAATATAGATCATATTAAAAGAGGAGAAATGAATCGGAATGATTATGAAGAAGAAACTAGATCTATTCGTTACGATTATTATAATGAACTAAATGATAAATACGAATGTGAGGGTGTATTCTTAGGTCATCACCAAGATGATTTAAGTGAGAATGTATTCAATAATATTATGAGAGGTAGGAAGGATATAACAGATTTAAGTGTTTTCAAGAAAGAAAATACTATAATGGGTGTAATAGTTTATAGACCAATGTTAGATTTTAGGAAGGATATTATTTATAATATATCAGAAGTTTATCAAGTACCGTATTTTTTGGATACAACACCTGATTGGAGTTGTCGAGGAAAAATGCGTAAACAGATATTTCCAAAATGTGAAGATTGTTATTCTGATAGTTTTATGAGTAGTTTAGTTAAATTAGGAAAAGAAAGTGATGAACTGGGTAATATAATGAATAAATATATGATTGAACCAATAATTAATTCAGTTATATTTGGTAAATTTGGATTTATTATTCCAAAAGCTGATATATTGAAAGAGGGATTAATTTTCAGACAGGTTATGAGAAATATATTTGATAAATTAAATATTAGGAATGTTAAATCGAAAAGTTTAAATAATTTGATTGAAAATTATGATAATAATATACAAATACATTCAATAAATGGATATTTTACATTTATTGAAGATACTAAATTTATTTTTGTTAAAGAAACTATAATTGATAAAATAATAAATGGATCCCAAAAAATAATAGAAAAATCAGATATTAATAATTCATTAAATGAGCTTATTAATGGTAAATTATATTTTATCTGGAAAAAGAAAAAGTATATACCAAATTATAATTATGAGTGTTTTAAGAAACAGATTGGTAATTTACAAATTGAAAATGCTGGACAAAATTTAATGATTTCTGTATTAAATTAAAATATTAATATTTTACATTTGATCAGTGTGACTATTAGGTATTTTACTTACAATTTCCACAATATGTTTCAAAAAGTCTTTATTTTTGCAACCCTGTTCATTACCATAGCCAATGCGAGAAATCATAGTTGCACATGCAAGATCTTCTGTACAATTGTATCCTTCTGAATAAAATTCACCAGCTTCAGGATAAGGACGCCAGTTGGTAGGTTCCAATCTTGCAACCTCAATATTAGTACAAGGTTCATTGTAAATAAGCTTTGTTAAGTTGATTCTCTCATTGTAAATATTGTTTAGCATGCATTTTACTAGATCATCTGTATCACAAACCATCTTTAAATACTCTAGTGTGGAAGGACTGCATAAGAATTCAATATATGGTTTCTGTGTATAGTTTATGGTGTAATTGTTTCCAATAACAAGATTTTCTCTATTTGTCCACCAAGTACTATTATTAGGATCATAATCTTTGCGTAAAGGTTTTGTTTTAGTAGAACAAGAATGATCTTGACTATCAATAGTGATTAAGTGACGGTTCAACTCTTGCATATCTTTGATATCCCAATTAGAGTTATCTTTCATAATTCTTGCTGTAGTAATATTACCATTCGGATTATTTATACTATCATATTTTTTCGTATTGTTAATATCATAATTCATCCACCATTCATGATTTTTATGTAGTACCTCTTCGAAAGACATTTTATCTTTTAAATAATATTACTAATAACAATTAAATTATTAATAAGTCAATTTTTATATAAAAAGATGTTTCATATATGTAAATTACTTACTTTTACCAAATTTATAATAATAATTAAAATTAAATAAGCGCAGACCGTACTATATGATAAACTCGATTATTTACCGCAAGATATTAAGACAAAAAGTTGGTATGACTTTCAATTATAAAATTATACTTAAAATAATATATTTATATAATTTATATGAATCAAGATATAAAACCGTTACATAAACAAATTTCATATTCAATCGGCAAATCACCGTATACTGTAAATTTATTTGCACAACAAATGAATATAAAATTAAAATTACTAGAAGCTTACATTGATGGGTCGGTTATTCCTGAAAAAAAAGTTATTTGTAAGATGAATCGTTTTTTAGATCCAAAAATAAAACTTTAATGATTTCTGTATGAGCGATTCTAGTATCATTTATATATTATATTTAATAAAATATTGTTTACTTCCACCAACTAATACAGGTGTAGTTTCAACAGGTGTAGTTTCAACAGGTGTAGTTTCAACCAGTTCTTCTACACGTATATTATAAATAACTTGATCTACTATATTTGATTGATTATATTTTGTTCCTCCTGGTAAAATCATTTTTGATATAAATGTTTGTCTATCTGGTTTCACTACATTTAAATCATTATCTTTTAAATAACCGCTAATATCATCTAAAGATGTATTAGCATCGCCTATAATAATTAAATTTGGAATTGATTTAACTTCCTCTAAAAATTGTAGTAATTGATCAAAAGAAGATTGCCAATTAACATGAATATTTATTATATAACATCCAAAAATATTAACTCCAATTGCAGATTTATATGGTTTTTCTTTATGAAAAATTTCATTTAATCCATTTGCTTCTATTTTATATTTATCATATGTATGTTCAACACCGGTTTTTGGTACTAAAGTTAATCTTTTTTCATGTTTAGGAATTAATTCACCTGATCTGCTACCTACTACATCAATTTCACTTGATAATATATCATAAATTTCCTGAAATTTTTCGCGAATAATAGCTTCCATTCTTTCTCCAACTTCTTGAAAACAAAATATTATTGGTTTATCTTCTTGTTTACGTAATAAAATATCACAAATGTCTTTAGTTCGTTGTAGATTAGTTTTATAAAAAAATTCAGTTAAAGTATCATCTAAATCGCGATTATATTTATTTTTTTTTGTTTCTGTAAAACGTCTTAATGTAAAACTGAATGCTATTTTATCATCGCCATTTAATAAATTATATGAATATATTACAAAATCATTAAATTCTACACGTATTAATGCATGATCCGATATAGGTCTAGTTAAATCTGAATATTTTTTTAAATCATAAATATCACTTTCTACACTTATATTTATAGGGTTATTCATCTATATATTATGTAAATAAAAAAACATGCTTAAAAATTGATATTTATTAATTTAGTGATTATTGTATTATATATAATACAATATGGAAAACTATAGTAAACCTATATCTGAGATGAATATATCTGATTTTTTAGAAGATGAGATAGTACCATCAAAGAATCAATATAGAGGTAATAATGATAAAACCAAAAAATATAGAAAACAAGTGGAGCATGGTGCAAAAAAGTACATTAAGCCCTGACGTACTGGAACAAAGAGTCAGCAAATTCCTACAAAAGGAAATCGCAAACTTTAATAAATATATATTTTTTATAAGACATTATAAAAATAGATGGAATGACAGATTAATTGTTTATTATAGTAAAATAAATGATATTATCTTGACATATCTATTTTGAAATAAAACTTCTAGTAGCTGTATTTGGTAAATCAACAAATAATCTAGGAAACTAGATCTAAAATAGATAAATAAAATTTTATTTATTTATTTATTTTTTTATATGTGGACTTTAAATAAAGAAAAGTGTAAAATTAAGGTAAATATATTTTAAATTAAAGATATAAAAAGATAAATTTTTATATAGTAATAGTATGGTATATTACGAATGTTATCGATGTGGTTATAATAGCATTGATAAAAATAAACTAAGACTTCATATTAACAGGATAAATAAATGTAAACATGTACTAAATGATATACAATTTAAAGATTGTAAAGAATATATATTACAGGGAATGTCATTTGAGGAATATCAAAAAATTAAAGGAATAATTAATGTGGAAACACCATTTAGTCAACAGTCAGTTGCTGAACAGCCAGTTAATAAAATATCATTAAAATGTAATTTTTGTGAGAAAGTATTAAGTTATAAACAGTCATATTATAGACATTTGAAAACATGTAAAAAGAAGAACACAGACGAAGAAAATAAAACAGACGAAGATGTAAAAGATTCAATGGCTTGCTTATTAAACAGCCAGTTAAATGATAAAAACGAAGAATTAAATAATTTGAAAAAAGAATTTAAAAAACAGTTAAATTATAAAAACGAAGAATTAAATAATTTGAAAAAAGAATTAAAAAAACAATTAACAAAACTAGATAAGGAATTTCAAAAAGGATTGGCGATACGAGATAAGCAAATAGATGCATTAATAAAGAAAGTAGGTATAAATAATAGTACAATAAATGTACAGAATAATATTAAGTTAATAAGTTATAGTGATACTGATCGAAAGCATTTATCAGCAAATGATTTAATAAAGTGTTTGAAAGATTCTAATTTTTGTATACCACAATTATTAGATAAAGTAAAACGTGATAAGAATAGTCCAGAAAATATAATATAAACTGTAATTTTTTTAAAAGTTCGAAAAAATTAAAATATTATTCTATATTGTTACTATATATATGCCAAAAGTTATTATTTTTGGAGCAGGCTTGTCTGGATTAACGATAGCACATGAACTTATAAAAAAAGGTGTTAGTGTGGAAATATATGAAAAGGATATGTACGCTGGAGGAATGGCTAAAAGTATTCGTGTGAAAGATAATGTCCCAACTGAACATTCATGGAGAGGTTATGCACCATTTTATTATAATTTATTTCAAATAATAAAAGAAATTCCATTAAATATAAAAGAAGGATTTAATAATTATACAATGGATGATGTAAGTACCCATAATACATTAAATGATTTATGGACTGTATATGAGAATGAAGTATTTGATATTACAAAATTTGTAAATGAACATCCTGGAGGAAATATTATTTTGAAAGCTGGTGGGAGAGATCTAAAAGATGTATGGATTGAGAATGGGGTAGATTGGCATATAAATAAGAGTAATATAATAAATAAATTACGAACATATAAAATAGGTAATTTGATAGAAGAGTATAATGAAAAGTCAGTATATGATAATCTAAATAAAAATAGGTTAAATTTTAAAATGTTATATAATGAAAGTGGTATACATGGTGAGCCGAAATTAAGTAGTGCAGATTATTTATTTTTGTTATTTCTTTTTGGCAAGGTAATATTTTCAAATAGGAGAAAGAGTGAGTATTTCAAAGTTAGATTAGATCCATTAATAAAAAAGAATTTATCAAAAGAGGGATATCATTTTATAGCAGATTTTTTAGCAGGACCAGGTTATGGGTTTGATAAGAATACAATGTCTTTAGGTCATTATGCTACATTTATTGAATATGTGATATATGAGAAAGAAAAGGACTGGCAGGTAATGAGTATGCCTACAAGTGAAGCATGGATAAATCCTTGGATTAATTATTTGAAAATGATGGGTGTTAAATTTAATTTTAATAGTAAGTTAATTAAAATTAATTATAAAGATAATATAATTAGTGATTGTATAATTCGTAATAATGGCAAAGATATTATTATTAATGGAGATGATTATGTGATATCATTAAATCCATTTAATCTGAATACTATTTTGAAACACAGCAATTTAACGGATATGTCGATAAAGTATGATAAATTGAATATAATAAATAATCAAATTAGTTTTAGATTAGGATTTAAAAAAAAGATTAAATTTAAGAAATTAAATAGCGGTTATGTATTGATTGACAGTGCATATAATATTACATTTTATCCACAAGAGGATAATTGGAATAAAGATGTTGATTTAGGCATGGATGGTAAAATAAAGACATTAATAAGTGGAACATTAATATTACCATATAAGAATGGTTCATTGACTGATTCTAGTGCATTATCATTATCACTAGAGAAATTAAAGGATGAGATAGTGCATCAATTTTTTGAATCAGTAGAATTTATGAATATATTAAAAGATTCCCAAGTTGAAAAATCAGATATTATATTTAGGGAAATATATGATGATTGGTATGAAGATGGTGAATATTTAAAATCTAAGAATAGTAAATGGGTAAATAATTTTTTAAATGAGGAGCATAGACCAACGCATGTTACAAAATTTAATAATATGTATATTTCGGGTGCACATTGTAAAACAAGTGTGAATATATGGAGTATGGAGGGAGCAGTCGAAAGCGGTAAGTCAACATCTAATTTAATATTAGAGAAATATAATAAAGAAAGGTGTTATATATATAAACATGAATCCAAATTATTGATAAAGTTATTAGGAAGAATTGATGATATATTTTACATGTTACATTTTAAGAATATAATAATTGAATTATTGTTTTTAGTTATATTTATTATATTCTTAAAGTATATATATAATGGATAATCATACAATTATTCATTTACTGCATATTTTATTGAATGGACCTTTTCTAATATATCTAGGTTTAAGTAGGTCAGATATAATATATTTATATTATTTATTACTTATGATGGGTTGTTTATTATTTGGATTGTCGATATATAAAATATTAAATAATTCAGCATATACATGGTTGTATATTCATTTAATAATTTTTGCGCCGTTATTTATTGGTGTAAGTTATATGAAACTTTCAGATAAGATAATTCCAGATTATTTGTATACATCACTATATGCTATAGGTTTTGCGTCAATTGCACATCATGCATTACGTTTGATTAAATAATACGTGATGTAATCAAGAATTCTATTACACCACGTATTCAGCAACTGGTAGTAATATAAAAATTGAAAAATATTATGTATAATAACATAATGATACATTTTATTAGAGGAGTTCGATATGATTTTGGAGATAGATATTATTATTATCGTCGGCGTACTCTATTTTTGGTGGTTATCTGTTATGGATAAAAGAAAATTTAAGGAAGAGCGAGAGAGAGAGGAAGAAGAGGGAGAAGAGGGAGAAGAGGTTTATGAGCCGTGTTTAAAAAAAAAGAAGAGTTATACTAGTTTACCAGATTTATATGGGAACGGGATAGATTTGGAAAATCAAATCAGGCCCGTAAAACGCCTGCGTTTTACGTCTGAACCATTGATTCGTACACATATAGATATGCCATGTATTTTATCATATAATTGCGATCATTGTCTTAAAAATGTACAGTTGAATTTGATAGATAATTTATATTCTTATCATGTATACACCCTTCCGGCGGGGAAAGACGATATAATATGTAAATTATGTTATAACAAATGTCTTAATAAAATAATTAAAAAAGCTTATTAATTTTATAGAATATTTATATTCTATAAAATATGTATTTATTTATGCAGTATTAAAGTTTGATGGGCATATACATTTATCACTATTTAGATAATTGCATGTAATATTATCACCAAATTTTTTTATTTTATATAATATATAATCAGAATAATTTAAAATATGATAAATATTTTGTGATTTATATATATTATATAAATTTATTTCATGTGATATTCGAGTAATCAATCGATTATATTTAAATTTTTTATTTAATTCTGAAATACAAAATTTAAATTCAGTATGATATCGATTATCATACATCCAAATATAGTCCCATAAAACTATAGGTAATCTATAATATCGAGAATGTAACGTAGATAGATAACGGGGGCGAAATATAGCATTTGATGAAATATGATTCATATTATTTAATAATATAATATAATAAAACTTTATATGATTATAATAATTTTACCTGAAAAATGAATAGTGCTTAAATATTGAATTACATGAATCAGAGTTCAGAAAAAGACACTTCTTGGTATGGTAATATGTAAATAAACGTTAATATTTATATAAAAATTGAAAAATATTTTTCTTTAATAGTGCATTAGTTAAGTATTTAATGTTTCCACACTCATCGTACTATAATGAAGGGAACTACCAGCGATAATATATGGCCAAGAGGTCAAGTGCAAAGAAGTGAAAGAAATTTAATCTTCTTCGGTACTAAGGCTAATACTGCTGCTGCCGGCAGTGGTCCCGTTACTATTGATGGTAACAAAAACAAAAACAAGAACAAAAACAAGAACAAAAACAAAAACAAGAACAGTACTAACCCCAGTACTACAGCTGCTGCTGCCGGCGGTGTCCCCATTACTATTGATGGTAACAGTAACAAGAGAGTTAGGCTAGATGATCCCAATTTCTGGATGAAGAAGATGATACAGATGAAGCGAGGATGTAATATTTGTAAAGAAGCTAGAAAGTTATGTAAAGGATGTAAGTATGGTAGTCATAAAAATTGTATGAATTGTTATAATGAGGATATTCATTATCTCTTCAAGTATAATAGTTATGAAGAATGTATATGTGATAATGAGTGTCTAGAGCTATTATTAGAAAAAAAGGAAGCGATTGAAGAGAATCGTAAACTTGTACATTCACTGTATTTAATAAGAGAACAGAAATCTCCAGGAGAAAGGTATAATCCTAAAGAAGGAAGAAGGTATGGTTGTTTACAGCCAGATTTTATCTGGGTGATATTTCGAAAGTTTATGAAGCCCATACCTGACATACCATCAAATTATATTTCAGATTGGAGATTGAGGTTGATTGAGAAAAGGGAAAAGGAGGATGAAGCAGAAGAGGAAGAGATGGCAAAAAGAGGGTTGGTTCGTTGTCCATGCGGTTGTCAATATTGGATACCCTGGCAAGATGAACGCTGCGATAAATGGTCATAACTATGGACATTAGTATGGACATAGTTGTGGGCATGGTAACATGTGGTTATAATATGTAAATAAACGTTAATTAATAATTATTATTTAATGTTTAATAAATTAAATGTGCATACTTGGTTGCTCATTGTAGATATCAGTATCGACCTTAA